TATGAGTCGGTGGAACCAATTCTTGAAGTGTATCTTTAGAGTCCTTGATGTCCATGATGTTGCATATGTCTTTACCAGAAAAGTGTGGATCTGAGTGTGTGCCGAATACACGCACGGTCTTCTCGGAACCGTCGTCGAGTTTTACGGAGAAGTGCGAGTTAGTAACAGTGATCGACTGTTGAGAATATGAGTTCATGTTTATTATCGAAATTTTATTTACAAATCGTGTTCAAAAAAATTGATTGTGAAAATTGGACCTAAAATCAATTACCGCCTCCGGCGATGTATACGTTCGCTTTCGCCACAAAAGCGTTGTGTAAACTTATTTTATAGACGAGGTCGCCTCATCTATTATTTTATTTACTCTTTTTTAATTATAACAAACAACCTTCTCGTTTTTCGGGTTCATTACACCATAACTTTACAATACGTTTGTACTTTTTTTAATAGTCTATGTAGACTATTAAAAAAGTGATTGTATTAGATTCAAGTTGAATTATTTGGCAATTTTTTGTGCATATCCTCTATACTCTTGACAGCCAAATTTAAAATTCTCTATGATGGGAGCTTTATAGTAAAACACACAATCGGACCAATTGTTAGTCGTCGTTGCATTGTGAATATATAGAGCCGTGTAATCACCGGTCACAGCATCCATGATTTGTTCGAATAAGTTGAAAGAAGGGATGATTCCGGCATAATTTTCGTATAATCGTTTCCGTATCGCAATGTTGGATTCGCGAAAGATGAACACACCGTCAATATTGGATCGTATGTGTGGTTTGACGTCGAGCGCGTATTGCAAAGAAACGATGTACAACATCTTCCAATGTCGACCATTCTTGAACAGACCTGGTTGTGGGGATTTGTTGAAGACGGATGGGTCGTCCATGCAGTCGTCGATGATGAGGGTAGCCCACGGGTTGATGTGTTGGGCGAGGCGCACCCCTTTTTGCCGAATGATAAAGTTCGAGAGCGCTTCTTGGTCGTACTCGTCGAAAATGTATGCGTTGGGTAAAAATTCGCGATAGAAACCTGTTTCGGACTCGGTACCAGACATGGCCATTGCGACGGGGATCACATGGCTTTTGTGGTAAAAAAGAGATTTGATGAGGGTGGATTTGCCGCTACCAGGCTTACCGATGATAAATATTTTAGACCCTCCTTGATTGGGATCCATGTAATTTTGTGGATTAGGGTTGATAAGATCCAAATTTAGTGGTCGGATGTTGATCAAGTTTTGTTGTTCCATTTATTATTTGAATCTTCTTCTTCGATGTACCCCGCCGGATTGCGTTCGCAATCTGGCGGCGGCCCAAAGGCCGCTAGAGGGTTTAAAGAAGCTGTGCGGGAGCGGGAAGGTCAAATACGAACCATGCTTTTTTCTTTGAGCGACTTGTAAACAAAAATTCGATTTAATCGAATTAATAAATATAAACATGAACTCAGCAAACATGAACACATACACTGTTACTAACTCGCACTTCTCCGTAAAACTCGACGACGGCTCCGAGAAGACCGTGCGCGTATTCGGCACACACTCAGATCCACACTTTTCTGGTAAAGACATATGCAACATCATGGACATCAAGGACTCTAAAGATACACTTCAAGAATTGGTTCCACCGACTCATAAAACCGATTTAAAAAATCTGCTTACTCAAATCAATAATGCTCCTAAACCACCCTCTTGGGTGGGGGGGTTCAACCCACCCGACTTGTTAGGCTCGACCAACCTCTCAACACTCTCACATAACGAGGGACGACTCGTGGTACTCTCAGAACCAGGCGTCTATGACCTACTTAATGGGTCTAAGAAGCACAAAAACAAAAAAGTTTTGAGAGAAGCGTTTGATAGGGTTATATATGCCCTAAAATACGAAAACAGCGGTGGACTCGTCGACATTTTCTCCTTCTCTGCAAAGATGCAAATAGCCTTAGATACAGAGTCCGAATGGTTTAAAGATTTGTGGTATCCTCTGACCAAAAGTCGGCCCCCCCCCGGGGGGGGGCCGACTTTTGGTGTGGAGCAGCCTCTTATTTTGACACAAAGTCTATTAAAGTGGTTAGGGTACAAAGGGCGTGATATAGCAGACATTCAAGACCATTTTAAGAGGTTCTTGGATAGCTTAAAGTTGCCCTACAGAGAGCTCTCGGCAACGGACCCTCTTGCGATCACATATCCTCGCCTCCAGACAGAACGTCTAGAACTGGAGACGTCGAACAATCTAGTGAAGAAGAAGTGGATCTGCATGGACGTAAAGCAGTTCAAGAAAGTGGTGATGAGGCTGAACACGGAGAGTGCGGATGTAGTGAGAGACTACTATCTGAACCTGGAAGAGCTCATGTTCGATTACGCAGAGTACACCAAGATGTACTTGGTTGCGCAAAGAGACAAGGAAACGATCCGAAGAGATAACGAGATGAGTCATATGATGCACCAGCTTGCGCTAAAGGAGCGATCTGAAGAGGAGCTCAAACAAGAGCTAGAAGATGCCGAAAAGGCGCGAGAGGATGCCGAAAAGGCGCGAGAGGATGCCGAAAGAGAGGTTGAAAAAGAGCGTCTGCTGAAACATCGGATCGAGCAGGAAGCAAAGGCCACGTTGCAAAGAGCTCTCGCTTTCAACCAAGCGACCAAGGTCGTCGAACCAACCGAGTACGTCTACATCGCGACGACCACCGCATATGCGCGGGAGAACAAATACAAGCCCGGCGGTTGCGCCACGTTTGAGCTTCTTAGGTCACGTCTCTCTCAGTACAACAGCGGCAAGTCCGACTCCGACAGCCACTTCTTCGTGTATGTGCGCAAAGTGGTGAGTTACAGAGCGGTGGAGCAGATGCTTCAATCGTGTTTGGGAGGGTTCAGGGAGAATGCGTGCAAAGAACTGTTTATCATCAATTACGAGTGGTTGATCAAATGCGTCGACGCGGTGATCGATCACAACTCCGAGTTCCTCGAATTCGTCAACACATACAGAGCTCAGATAGTTGAGGACACGATGAACAAGGCGCCTGTGGCGGCGACGCCGGTGAGGTTGGAGAAGATTAAGGTGTCTTATCAAAGGGTCGGTGAGGAGGAAATAGAGCTGACCATCTTCAATCGCGAGACGATAGATGCGATCCGATCCGCGCTGGAGGAGTTCAGTCCGGACAACGACACAGTCAAGCGGAGTGTGTTCGAGGGTTTTTTGAAAGAGCGTCACCCAGAGGTGGATATAGCGAAGAGGAAGCGCCCGTTGTGGGATGTTGTGAAGAGGATTGGGGAGTCTGTCAATCCCAATTGGAGATACAAGTATTAGGTTCGAAGTGTTATTTTTTAATGGTTTATGACCATTAAAGGTTTAAAACGCGTGCTCCCTTTGGTCGCACTTCTTCGAAGAATGTCTCTAAAGATGCTCCTTCTTCGGGAAAGGTCAATTGATTAATAAAAGACGCTTGCGACGGATTTCTTTTTATTTTTGTTCCACATCCACATCACAACAAGCAAGACCGCGATGATCGCCAAGCCATACATTAGCCACATTTTATATTTTTCAAACCACGATGTGATGTCATTGAAACTGAAATCCTCTCTTGTTAGCGGATGATATCCAACACCTCCAGGATGAATGGAGTTGGAGTAGGAACCCATACCTTCGGGGGAGTATTCAACGACGTTGCCGTATTGGTCTCTGTAGTACATTTATTATCTGCGAAAATGCGCATTTTTAATTTGACAATGTATACCCGGCCTCCGGCCGTTTTAGCCTCACCGGGGTGAAGGTACCGCCTTCGGCGGTACACGAGCGCGAGCGGTGTACGTAAATAAGGAACGGTTGTATATCGCGCGGTTGTTTATCGCGCGATCGCGCTCCGCCGGCATACTGGAGTGCGAAAGCACTCCGGCGGCGGCCCAAAGGCCGGTAGAGTTTTAAAAATGAATTTGTGTGATTTTATCAATGTAAAACAAACATGGTCAGAATTGCATTTGGTCACAAAAAAAGAGTTGGCAAGGACACAGCTTGCGACTACTTAATCAGCAAATACGGAGGGATCAAGATGTCTTTTGCAGAACCTTTGTACGATATCCTTCATCACGCTCAGAGAGTATGTGGGTTTGAAGTTAGTAAAGATAGACCGTTCCTCCAGTTTGTGGGGACCGAGTGGGCGCGTTCCAAAGATGCGGATGTTTGGGTGAAGCTGCTGTCGCATAAAGTATCGAACAGTGCCGCAATCAACGACAACATATTCGTGTCCGATTTGCGGTTCCGCAACGAATTTGCCATGCTCAAAACGCTTGGTTTCGCGTGCGTGCTCATTAATTCCGGTCAGCGCTCGCTTCAGGAGCATATTGAGGCGCATCAAAGCGAAACCGAGCTACTTGATTCGCGCCAGTGGGACTACGTTATCGACAACAAAGATGCTTTACAAGACTTTTATCACCAGTTGGACACGTTGTACATTGGCCTACCGGCCTTGTGGCCGGCGCCGGATTGCGAACGCAATCCGGTAGCGCCGGAGTGCGAAAGCAAGCTTTACTTGTGCCGGTAGCAAAAGCGAGTACCTCGCTCTCATCCCTTTAAATAGCTTTAATGGACTAAAAAATCCATTAAAGTTTGTAATAATTTTATGGTTGTCGTTGGAGATTGAATAAGGCGGATGTTTGTAACATTTCGTTAGGTGGATAAGGTGATTGTGTGTCAGCGATAGCAAATCGTAAAGTTTCTCCAGATGGTAATTTCCAAGCAATTCGAAAATTGCTGGTTGGACGAAAACGTATTGTCTTGTGACTTAAGTCACCGGTGAATTTAGTAAATTTTTCATATCGGTTGATTAATTGTCCTGTAGGTGTCGTAACTTTAAAGTAACTTTTATTAGAGTGATTATTGGAGAATAGAGTAGTTTGAGCAGGATTGTTGGTGTCGTACAGCTCGACGTAAAGAAATGGATAGTCGCTAGGAAAACCACCACTCCCGTTTAGAATAGGTACATTAGGAACAGTGCCGGAAACAAGACTCGCGTCATACGAGACTTGTTCGTGCTGTCCCACACTTGTGCCGTTGTAGCTTAGCGTCTTGTAATTGTCTGACGTTTGCGATAACAATTCTACCATCTCCCCAAAAGGCAAAGGTGCATCCAAAAGAGGAGCCACTGTTGCTATATGCGTTGTCACGTCATAACCTACAACCTTCACAATCTCGTTTGTGGACACGACGCGAATAAAGTCTCCCAAACTGGGTGCCACTGCTATACCGTTCAAATTAAGGGTGTAAGTTGTCGAAGGCGCTGCCAATGGAAAATGACCCACCTTCGGCAACTGTGATCGAATACTGTACTGATCAGACGGTAACCATCCCACAGGAATTATTGCAATCAATTTATGGTAAATAGCATCATAATCCGTTATTGTAACGAATTGTCCTCGATTATCGTTGTAGAGGTAATATCCGACATAGGCGGTTGATACGTCAGAGCCAGAGGGTACAAAGAGAGTGTTGGGAACAGGTGTGACTTGTACTGTAACGGGATCGTTAACATGTGGTTGTATGGCGTCGCTGTCGACGTTGAGTTGCATGTAGTCGAGACCTCCGCTCTGGGAGAGGAATCGGCTGGAGTTGATGCGAACGGAGGGTGGGAAGCTGAGTTCGGCGCCACGATAGTAGTCTTGCACCCAGGAAAAGGAGTTTGCGGGGGCAGACACGACGATGCTGCCGGTCGTTTGACTAACGACCGTGGCGTTGATGAGTATGGGTTGTCCAGAGAAAGTGACTATTGGAACCTGAAGGCTCAGAGGATCGAAAGCGTTGAGTCCGACGCTTTGACCATTTCCGGACCATGGTACTTCGAACAGACATGGGTTTGGCCACATGTTTCGGTTGCGGTGAGTAGAAACGAATTCAAATTGTAACTTGGTCATTTATTTACTAATTCTCAATCACCAACCGCTCTTTTTTGATTCGCCAAGAAGTGCGGAGCGTAAGCGGAGCGTGGGAGTCCACACCCTCGAATGCCGAACTCACTAGCCTCACGCCCTCCGGGCGATGTACCCGAGTGGTTCGCGCGCGATGGCGAGGCCGCCGATCGGTTACCGGCCGAAGGCCGGCTTAGCTTCACATGCATCTTAGCAAACTCGTACCATATCTTCTGCAAACTTGGAGACAACTTTTCTATATCGTAATACGGTTCTTTCGGATCATAAGCGTATTGCGGGTGTTGTTTGTTGTAAATTACGAGCAACGAATACAATTTTTCCTTCCCTTCAACATTCATATGTTTGTTAATGGTTTCAACAAGCCATCTTTTGTCTTGTTTGTTTAAAAATGGTGTATTGTTGGTTCTTTTAAGTAAAGAATCGAAAAGCAGGTAAGAAGCCATTTATTGTAAAGTAAAATTAAGCAATACGGTTGCTCCATTTGTTCGCAAGCTTTACCCGTAAAGCTCGAGCGACGGTGCTCTCGAATAATGAAAGGCGAAGAAGGCGCGAAACAAAGAAAATAAATGTCACACTTGCAAACGCGCTCACAACCCCCACTAGACCGCACCGCATTGCCGGATCGAAGATCTGGTGCTTTACCCTCAAAGGTGAGGGGTGAAAGTAAGCCGAGAAAGAGACGTAGTTTAGAAGAGTGGTTTCGCGATGATGTTTGGTACCTGCATGCAATGATAGCAGCGTGTTTTGGTCTGTTGGTTTTGGTGTTGGTGCATCGGAAAATGTCTAGGCAAAAAGGTAAATGGGGTCGAAACCTGAGTCTAAAGAATGTGTACATGTATAGTCCGACAGAAAAAAGTCCATCTTCGTCAGAGTCCAAAGGAGAGGTCGAGTGTCGAAAGTTTTTGGAAACCGTGTTCCAAGCACCATTTCCAAAGGCACGCCCTGACTTTCTGAAAAACCCCGTTACCGGCAACAATCTCGAAATCGACTGTTTCAATCCAACTCTGCGACTAGGGGTCGAGTATAACGGACAACAACACTACTCCTACAACTCTTTCTTTCATCGCAACATCGACGCCTCAACAAACCAAAAATACAGAGACGAAATCAAACGACGCTTATGCCAAGAAAACGACGTTCATCTCGTTGAAGTACCATTCACCATCAAACTACATGATATCGGATCCTTTTTATATAATAAACTTAAAGATATAGGATACCTTTAGAGAAATGATTTAAATATTGAATTGCGACAGGCCTTCGGCGGTTGTGTCGCCATTATTGCGACGAGGTGGACGACGTAACGCCAAGCTCACCAAGTTCATTCATCTCTAACCTGAACCTCCCAAAAAGCAGCGGCCTTTGCACTCCGTAGGTTTGACGATCTATCTCAGGGTCACTAGGATAGACGAGAGAAGACGTCGGTAAAAGCGGTCTTTGAGGAAATGCGTCCGGACGTCATATGGACAATGTCCGTTAGAGTAAGAGTTAAAACCCGAGTGTTTTAATGGATCAAAATCCATTAAAACTTGCGAGTACCGGCCTTATGCGCCGGATCAAAGATCGCCAAACGAGGCGATTGATTTATTTTGTTACGGTTCTTACGACCTGTCCAAAGCATAAATTGTTGAGACTGTTGCAAGCCGATATTTGAATTTTCACTTTTTGGCCATTTTTTGCGATTGATTCGGGGGTTAAAAAAATGGCCATCTCCTCTTTCTCGAATGACACCGTCACCCAACGATGTTCTTGAACGTTTCCGCTTTCGACCACTCCTACAAAGACTTGCCCTACTTGTGGAATGTACACGTCAGCGGTACATTGGATGTGGAATACGATCTGGCCCGACAAAGTAATCCGGGTATCCAAAACTTTCGTTACAAGCACGTTAAAAAGTCGTTTTCCGTTATACGGAGAGGAGCGCCACTTGTCCGCCATCAGTGTCGCTAAGTTGCCGAATATGTTTGTGTCCAGCATAACAGGTGGAACAATTAACTCGTCTTGGAGTTTTTGTCTTTTAAGATATGCATCCATTTTTGTTATCCTATATTTCATATGTTTTTAATCATTTTTAACAAATTCGTTTGTAAACGGCGTTTAGACTCGCCTTCGGCGAGTGTAGCGTTGAATAACGTTTGTAATAAAATGCTACAATCTGTTTTCAAAGATTTGTACGATAAGGGAGTACTCCTTTTCGTCGACACCGATACATATGTGACGAACAATGCGGAGGTCGATGTCATATATTTTGCCGACCGGGACAAATTCAAGCAAATATATACAGACAAAGTAGAGTTTGGCTGGATTTTTTCATATACAAACAATTTAAACGACATCTTGACTACTCTTCAAGAAGACACTTGTTGTCTGGTCGAATTTGGTTTTAATTCAGACACTGAAGAAAAAACTTTGGAAACTGGTCGCTCTTTAGTCGAATCACTACTTAAATTCAATTTCATGGCAAATTGGGATGAAAGAGCTCTAAACGAACACAAAATAACCACTATCATCAAACGCGAAGACCTCCCGCAACATATACAAGATCTCATCGAAGAAGATGAATAGACCCGACCCCACCCCTAACCACACTGCCTCCGGCAGTGTACCGGATTGCGAACGCAATCCGGCCGGTAAGGCCGGTACCAACCAAAGGAAGTTTTATTTTAATGGTTACAACCATTAAAACATTTTTATTCTCAGGCATAAGGCCGGTAAAGGTTAATTTTGTAATTTAGATAGAAAAATGTTTTTTTCACAATCTTGCAATACATAGTACATTAAGTGATTGTAGTTTGCACCCGTTAATTCGGGATTGTTCATGTTCATCAAGGAGATCGGTGGAATGCCCGACAACTTACCTTCGTCTTCGAAAATGTCCTCCACGTTTTCGTACCTTCGGAGGTCTGCGCCCTTTCCCAAAGTCGTGCCGACACGCGAGGGTACCGGCCTTATGGCCGGCGCCGGATTGCGAACGCAATCCGGTACTAATTTGTTTGTGACTTCAAACCATTGATCGTAGTCATCCAAGAGTTTTATGTTATCCACCAGATTGGACAATCCAAATTCGTTCAAACTAGCACCAATGAGCACGTCTCCTTCGTCGAAAAGAGTGGTTTTTTTTAGCTTTATCTTCTTTTGTTTCAACACCCAGTTTCCAAACGTCAAGAAGAGGTTAAGAACGTCTTTCAAAAGACTTTGTAGGAGTGATGAGAAATGCTTCATCCCAGGATCTTTTGTCCAAACGCGTCTAACCACAATTTCGTCTTCGTTGAGCAGAGAAGTGTCTCCAAACCACTTTTGTCCCTGAGAGTTGCGACACTGAACCTTGGAAAGGATGTAAAAGTCCTGATTGTACCGAATAACGCACGGAGTCGGAGTGTCGACCCACAGTTGGCGGAACACCTCCACCCACTTGTGTTTGAAGGCCAGTATTTGGAATGTCTCGGACAATCTTAACATGTTGTTAAAAACGTCATTGATGTAGTGATTGTTTACTTCGACCTGACGATCTACAACAGCCTTCATCCATAAAGCCGGTCTTTTGACAAGCTTACATATTTTGGATGCTGTGTCGGATGTACTTAATTTCGGATGTGTATATTTGCACACCTGTTTAAAATGTATGACCCCACCATCACCGCTCGAATCATCGAATACAACGGTTGTTTCAAAGTCACATCGTTCTAATTGAGCTACCACTGATGCAACGTGCTTACGCATGTTTCGAACGGCGCCAATTTGTGTCTCTATCACGTCGCAGTTCTCTATCACGTCGCAGTCTTGAACGTGCTGCAGGATGTTGTCGTATCCGGTCACTGCCACGAAACATTTTCGACACGTAAAGCCAATATGACGATGCAGCAGACATTTCTTTGTTTTCTGGTGAGTCGAAAGTTTTTTTTTGTCTATAAAACCCAAGTTACAATAAGTGCATATGTTCATGTTTATTAAAAACTTTTTTTCCAACACAAATTCATTTTTACATCGGTTGTGGTTGTGGTGACCGTTTCTGAATAAATAAATGCACTTCATCGTTATTATACTACTCATATTATCTCTTATCATCGCACTTATGCTTATTAAACCCATGAAAGCTAAAAGCGACATATTAAAAGATCTTACAACCTTGAAAACAAGTACTGTTAATATGTTAAACAAATTATTGAAGGTAGATACAACAAAGTTGGTGGATTTCCACATTCCTGACGTGCACTGCGATGGCATGATAGACCGCATCCTATCACCAGACGAGTTGCTGAAACTAAGCACGTCTGATCCTTCCATGTACAAAAAACTCGTTGCCTGTGGGTACACCAGGACGGTGGGCCTCTTGCACAGCTTCGCCCTATGGTCTTCGATCAGTAAGAGCAAGGATATTAAGTCTTTTAAGTACTTTGTTGATTGTATCAACCGTATTCAATGGACAGATCCAACCCTCTTTCAAGACTTTCATTCAAACAAATCCAAAATCGGCAAATGTATAGTTTGAAGAAGCATTGGTTGTGCCCCTTTCTTTGGGTGGTTCAAGGAGGAGTTCAGTTTAATGACCTGAGGTCATTAAACATTAATGTGTGAGTTGTTTCAAGAAGGCTACCCTCCCCGAGGTGAGGCTAAGCCGGCCAAAGGCCGTCGTAGCGGCCTCCTTTGGGCCGCCGCCGGATTGCTTTCGCAATCCGGTAATTAAAAATCGAGTTCGTCATCAATAATGTCTTCTTCATCTCCTTTCTTTTTCAAGAGAGGCTTCACGCGAGTCTCAGGTTCGGAGCCATCGTGTTCGTCATGTTCGTCGGAACTGCCAACCTTCTTTTTATTTTCTTTTTTAGGTTTTTTACCAACCTTTTTTGATTCATCATTTTTTTTAGTTTTAGGTTTTTTCACAGTTTCTTCCGCGTCGGAGTCATCTTCGTCGATCGAAGATCTAACCGTTTTCTTTTTTGAAGGTTTCTTTTCCGGCAGTATGTCGTCTAAGTCGATGTTTTTCTTTTTTGATTTGGGTTTCTTTGTTTCTTCAACATCGGATGCATACGCGTCGTCAACTTTCTTTTTTGACTTGGGTTTCTTTGCACCCTTCGCCAAAGGCGAAGTGCGGAGCGCAAGCGATGGAGTTTCATCGTCCGAGTTTTCACTTTTTTTCGGCTTTGAACGATGAGCGCTGCAGTACTCAGCTCCATTTTTGGGTTTGGTTGAACATTGTTCACCCGCTCTATTACCATTGGCAAAAACGTGCTGACAACAAGCGTTTTTGACTTTTGGAATCTTGGCCGACTTGGACTTCTTAGCCGCTTTCGAGACTTGAATGGGTTCGTCGGAGTTGTCTTCATCGGTGACTTGGATGTTCATTCCAGTCAACTCACGCCACTTGTTGAAAGTTTCCTGAGTGTCGACTTGGTACGTTTCGTTAAGCCAGAACACCAACTCTTGAACTGGACCGGCGATAGTTTTCATGATTTCCATAATAAGTGCCATTATTACGATTATTTATTAAGACGTTTTTTTTAATTTTTTTTTCAATTTTTTTTCAATTTTCTGAGTTTCAATATTTAATATTTTTACCAAGATTTGCCGTAGAGTACGCTTTAATGTACCATGCGGATCGAAGATCCGGTACAACGGCCTTCGGCCGGCTTAGCCTCGATCTCTGATGAGGGTAGTTAATAAATGAATACTGAGACGGTATGTGAAGTATGGCTTCAAAATCCGTCGGTTAACCCTAGAACTAACCGGAACATAAAAGTGAACGGTCCGACTTACAAAAAATTGGAGTCGGAATGCGAACCCTTTCGACAACAACCTCCGACGCTTTACCCTCACCAGTTGCGGAGCCCGGAGGTGAGGGTAGCAGCCTTTGGGCCGGCAGCTATTAACGAATCGTCAACTGAGTCGTCCACTTCGACCGACACTTCGACCGAAGACGAAGAACGGGCTCTTCCCATTGGTCGAAGTAGACCAACGCGTGTAGACCGACATGAGATTGAAAGACAAACAATCTGTGAAGAATGGCTTAAAGATCTAACCATCAATCCTCGCACTAAACGGCAGATCAAAGTTGGCGGCCCCGTCTACAAAAAGTTGCAACAAGAGTGCCGAATCAAAGATCCGGCTCCGGCACCCTCATCATCGAGAATAAACCCACAACATGACAATCAAGACATAAGCGTATGCGAAAAATGGCTTAAAGACCCCTCCATTAATCCTCGAACTAATCGTAAAATCAAGGTTGGTGGCCCCATATATAAAAAGTTAGAGGTAGAGTGTGTGACGATATCACCTGCGGTGAGGGTGCCGGGGGATGTTTGCGCGTCGGTAAGTATCAGGGTTTTGAACTTGCCAACAACGAGTGTAACGGCCAGTATGAACTTGACGATATCGGCGAATAACTTGGATAGAGTGTCGCGGAACACGTATCTGAAGACTCTGAATTTTTTGGAACTGCCCAAAATGACCAGCGAAGACTACTTCAAAAAGTATGGAAAATCCTTCAGGAAAACGGACCCTTCCACGATCCAAGCGTCTTTTAACAAAATCATCAAATACGTGCCTAACTTTGTTTTTACGTTTGACAATGGTGTCGTTGAGCCGTACATAGAAATTCCGATGGCGTCTGTAGAGTTGGATGAGGCGATGTTGTTTGATTTGGCGATGATTCAAGCGGTTGTGAATCAGCATTCTGAGAAAAATGTTAAAGTAAGAAATCTCAAGCTGTGTATTTTGAGGTGTTCTAATGTAGTGAATGACTTGATTAAAATAAACAGAACACCGTACTATCGACCCCCATCCGATTATAGACTTTGTTTAACCCCAGACTCCTACTCGATATCATCGAGTTTGTCTAGGGAAGACTTTTTGGGAAACTTACTCCAAAGTTCCACATTTAACACATCCGTCACGAATAACAGAGAGTTAATGCAGACCATACGCCGCATACAAAGCACGAACTTATATCTGAATTACGATAACGCCGATATGAAAAAACTGCTACGCATCTTAGGGAATCGTCGTGAACAACCGGATCTTCGATCCAACGTCGTAAACAACATTTTTCAATTCCCGTTAAGTATACAGAGTGACATAGTGTACTTCAATGTGACTTCAGTATTTAAGAAGAAGTCGTTGGAGATGGATCGGAGGATACGAATGTTTGAAAATTTCTTAAAGCACAGCGGAAATGGTTTTCGTCTCGAATCCGGAAGAGATGTTGAAAGAATGGGGTTTGAAAAACTCCCTTTCAACTTACTCTTTCACAAAGACTGCAACCCCTCATACATCACGATAGACCCGGATTTCGTCGAAGGTCCGTACACAGTTTTGTATAATCGTCACAAGAAGTTTGAAAATCTCAAGACTCTCGTTTTTAGCTCTGTCAGATCTTCCGTAGATCAGACATTCATCGACATGCTTCAAGACAACGACAACGCTATAGACTTTATCTTCAATTCATCCCCTATTTCGAACATTGAACAGCTGAACTTGTACGACATTGATGAACTGCAGGTGAATGACCATGACCCGAACTTTATATTCAAAGCTCGAATTAACAGTCTTAACGCTCTTTTTATTACGCCAGATAGTCCCGAACTGTCTTCGGTTGATGAATCTTCGAGTGTAGATCTTGGATTAATGGAGAATTTTTACAATCATCTACATACACATTGGATAAACACGGACGGTCTAGGCGATATGATATTAGATTTGAATATTGAAAGGTTTCAGAATGTCAACTGGCCTGAGAATTTCGCATTTTTAAGGGGGAACTGGAAATTCAATTTGAAGATTGTAACATAACAAGTTTTCATCCTTCATTGTTCACGTCTCGATATTTGTCCGTAGATTTCGTCAACTGCAACTTGTCCGAGAACTCGATTCGCTCCATAGACGAGAACCTCAACAACGTACCCATCGAGTTACGGCCGACGGTTACATACTCTTTGGGTACACGCGAAGACATAGACGATCTACCCATAGAAGAAGTGACAAAACGTATTTTTGATCTAAACTTTAGAATGCAAACACCTAACCCGGCCAGGCCGGTTCCCAAATTCGAGCGTGTGACATGTAACGAATCTCTCGTAGAGTGGTTAAACAGAATCTACAAAGATTCGACCACAACCATCGTTAGACAACTCATACCACACATCATCGAAATGTTACTTGAAATGGATGTCAACACCGAGTTTATGGAAGAATCATGCAACATCATTCAAGGCGCTACCGCCACTTGCGGAGATCGCATGATACTTTCCATACTCTATGTCAGCCTACAGTTCAAAATGCACATCCTAGCCCACGATTTAGACAACGTAGAAGAGATCGCCCGCTTTCTAGTTAGAGGACCCTTCATAATGACGGAACTAGAAAAAATCGCTAGAGCCAAGATACGCACGCTTTATGTCGTCGACGAGATAGAGGTTTACCTGGGTTACCCGATCAAATTGAGAGACCGTTTTAACATACCAATAGAGACGCGGGAAATGCTGTACTACGCTTGTTCATCCCTGGGTCCCAGGGATTTGGACGCAGCTGCAAATACGCTGCAAGACAAATTAAACGACAAAACATTAATCTCAAACTTTCTATCTACACAACCTCTTTGGACTAAGGTCATTTATTCCATTAATCCAGATATATTCGATGATATAGAAACGTTGCAAGATAACATACTGAAAGAGACGTCGCAGATTATAAGTAAAATTGAATTCTTGTAGAGAAAAAACCGTTAAATAGAATGATGAAACATCACTTCGAAGAATCCGAAAGTCTGGAAACACGAAGAAAAAAGCAAAAAAAGTGGACACGTACTGAGATACGTTGTTTTTACGAACTAAATCCACTATACTATTACGAATCGTCGACGATAACTTCGGTAAAGACGATAACTTCGGTAAAGACGATAACTTCGGTAAAGACGATAACTTCGGTAAAGCAATGTTTTAGGGTGGACGAAATTGTGGATAACATTTTACTTCATCTAGATAAAACAGATGCTGCACATTTCGTCTACGCGCTCAACTTAGAAGTTGCATATACTACTCGTCTGCTCAAAAGACTTCGTTGTCGCACCGGATCTTCGATCCGGCGCCAGATGGCCGAACCATCCGGTACACCGGCCTTCGGCCGGTTTAGACTCACCTCTGGGGAGGGTAGCCATGTACATGAAACATGGCGGTGTGATGATGGGTGCGATGGTTTTTATGTACGTGATTACGACCTTTTAAAGAAAATAATACATCTTGGAACAAAACAAAAACAGATCGTCAAACAACTCGACGAAAACATCATACGAGAGTGCTTTCAAGAACTTTGGAAATCTTTCGGGTGGAATGTCTTATATTTGCCCACCGAGTTCTTTCGAAAATACGCCGACTTGATCGATCACGGTAAACAACGCACATTAGCTCGGACATGGAAACGCCTCGGAAGCATTCCGACTTCGTTATTGACCCTCTTCCCAGAAATGACCAATTTTAAATTTTGCAACGATTGTGATGAAATCATGTCACAAGATAAAAAAACATGGTTTCGAACATACGCGCGTGACAAAGATATTTGTGAAAATTGCTTCAATGAAACATGTTTATATTGCGGAGGAATTCGAGACGCTGGCGGCGAAATGTGCAAATCTTGCATCAGAGACGATTTATGATTAAACCACGCTTATGATTAAACCACGTTCTTACCCTCAGACCCAGGTCGCGAATTAAACTTTTTAATGGTCAACGACCATTAAAATACAATTTCGCCGAAGGCGAAGGGTGCATTGCTTGCACCAGTCATATGGCAGAGTGTTTAGAGTTAGGGTGTTTAGATTGTCTGAGTGTTTTAAGTGTAGATAGAACCTGTGTTCGGACCATTTCCATAGATTGGTTAGCATCGACGACAAAGACATTATTCAAATTAGAGAAAGCTTTTTCATACTTTTGATCGAGTTGTTGCAAGTACTCGAACTGTAGCAACTTTTCAGCGGGTCGATCTCTACCCAAGATTCTCTGATACGCCAACATTGGGTCCACTTTCAAATAAATGTATATATCCGTTGGAAATGCCACTTTGTCGTAGAAGGAAGAGTATACGTTGTACTCATCAGATGAGATGAGATTCTTGTCTACCAACATTTCGGCAAAAATATGTTTTGATGTCCATGGACATCTCTCCAAGATAACGGTATCGTTGACATTTTTGAAAGTAGAATAAAGTTTGTGGTACGAGAAAAGCACTTGATATTGAAAACATGCAGCATATTTTGGCATGTTGGCGTAAAAGTCGGGTAATAAAGACCATTCATGTACGGGTTCTTCAAAGCATGTGAAATCATTTAATTGTTTGATGAGGGATGATTTGCCACATCCAATAATTCCATCGATTACTACTGTGTACACCATCTTCTTTTTTCTTCGTAAAAAATGGACATTAAATTCATTTTTAGTTCTCAGCATCGTTCTCAGCATCCCAAAATACGCCTCAAATTAGACTGCCGGTCTTATGGCCGCCGCCGGAGTGCGAAAGCACTCCGGGCGATTTAGCCTCAGACCCCCTTCGGGGGTTGAGGGTAGCGGCCTTTGGGCCGCCGCCGGAGTGCGAAAGCACTCCGGTATCCAGGTATAATAAATTGATTTTAAGTTTAAAATAAACGGAACATCAATAAAAGTTATGTGTCAACATCAAAATATAATATTGAATGAATATGGTACATCAACATGTGTAGAGTGTTATGTCCATTTTGATAAAAGTTTATGTGTGTCAAATGACTTTGAACAGATATCATGTAGTAGTGTGAGGTCTCCAGATAAATCGCAATTGTTGAAGAATTTGGAAAATTTAGGAGTAAATGATAAAGATGTATGTAGATTGGTAGAAAAAATTTTTAAGATAACCTCGGATAACAGGCCTCTACGCGGAAAAAATAGGAAAATCGTTCTGGCCGCGTCTCTGCACTACACGTACCACTATTTGGGCCAACAGGTAGATTTCGAAGACATTCTGAATAAGTTAGGGATTGATCGGAAAGACGGGTCGAAGGGGTTGCGTATTTGTCAGATTGCGATGCAGGAATGTAAAGAGTTAGAAAGCGAATTAACAAAATTGGTAGATCAAGTGTCCTTTACAACTTTAACTTATACAGAAAGTTTTCAAAAACTAATGCGTTCGTACAACATCCCAAAACACAAGCATCACGAAGTAGAGCAGCTCTTGATCAAGGTCCACGCCAAAAAAAATAAACAACTCACCAATCAAATCAACAGTTTGTGGATCGCGTGCATTTACTTCTGGGTGCTCACAATCAGACCCCACTTTGACATCGACGACTTCCTCACTTTAAATCACATCTGTCGAACAGACAAACTGCAAATTAACAACGAACTCAAATTTATTCAAAAACATATGCTTAACGACCTCAAAAAATAACATAAATTCGTTTTAATGGTTTAAGAAACCATTAAAAAATATATAGTTTTTTTTATCCTTCGCAAAACGTGCATGTAACTAGCTCTGGTGACTCGTTTGAATCTGAGTGTTGTAATTTGTTGTCGATGGTTTGTGGCGTCAACCCAATTTTATCGGTGACGAGAAGTTTTGACGACCTGTAGTAATACAATGTCTTGAGGCCAGCTAACCACGCTTGCAAATGTGTGTTGTGTACCTTGAACTTGGACTCGTCGGGTCTGAAGAACAGACTGACCGACTGCGATTGGTCAATATAGCGTTGTCGGGCTGCGGCTAATCTTATCAGTACCATTTGATCTATTTCAGGCCATGTTTTGAAAACCTCTTTTTCGTGTGCGGATAAAATAGACAGATGTTGAACAGATCCGTCGTGAGCTTTGATGCTACTGTATATTCTGTTTAAGTGTGTAGGATCGTTTATTTTTTCCGATAACAGTTTTTTCAAATGCTTGTTGTATGTGGTGTACGAACCAGAAATAGTATCTTGTGTGTACACATTGGCCCTAAACGGTTCGCAACTTGGACTTGTGTTACCCATAATAATGGATGAAGTGGCATTAGGGGCGATGGCCATCACATGGCTGAACCGACGACCAGTGCCCACGCAATCGGGGGCTTCTCCACGCGTCTTACCCAAAAGTAGGTTCACCTTTGACAAATTCGAAGAGATGGTCTTGAAGATTGTGTTATTCAAATGATAGGCTTTCATACTTTCAATCGGAATACTCCTTGACTGCAAATATGAATGGAACCCCAAAGCACCAACTCCAATTGCTCTTTCCGACTCTGCGGAATAGATAGCCCTTTTCAAAGTACGAGGAGCGTTGTCGATAAAGTACTGTAACACATTATCGAGGTATTTAACAACATCTAAATAAAATTGTGGTTTATTATTCCATTCGTCAAAATAATCTAAATTTAAAGACGCTAAACAACAGACTGCAGTTCTATGTTCGTCTGTTGGGAGTGTGATCTCTGAACACTGTCCCGTCAAAAGACCGTTGAAGACGCCTGCATGGTTTGAGAGTTCTGAGAAACAGTATGTGTTGGCTCTTTGCGTGAGATGCTTGAGCGCAGTGACAGTCACAGTGGTCATTTTCAGGTCTTGGTAAAAGTACAATATCGCAAACCCGTTGGACAAATCCTTGGCACACACACGTTTCATATCTTTGATGGTTGCATACTCCTCCAAAACCAAGAACTTATGGTAAGGTGTGCATACAATAGATGTTCCATTGCTAACACTAACTCTCAAAAGTTCTTGGCTAACCCCTGTTTGCATCACGTAGACATCCGACCACGCTTCTCCATTCCACACACTCTTTTTTTGTCCAACAACACTTTTTATCGGCACTTCACCATCTTTAGTTAAAATCATGGTTTCTCCGACTACGCAAAGATTAGATTGTCGTATCTGAAGTCCGAGCGCTTTCTGAAATTTTGGTAAATGTTTATTGGAGGTGTCGATAAAATGCAAATAAGGCTCGCCTGTCTCCGCACGTGTCACAAGAATGGTCTCCCACAAATTCACCGCGCTAACTGTCTCAAACACGCACCCTGTGTGCGGGTCCAATAAGTCGAATCTGTCCACGCGCTCCAAAACATCTTTCAATTTGTCGATTGTCAGTTGGTCAAGATCGACTTCGGGATCGACGCGCTTTGACGAATTGCGGAATAAGTCGATCGTTTCAACGAACTGTTTAGAATTCATCGACTTCGCAACAGGGGTGAAGGCGGACACAAACCACACTTTGCACATAAAGCTATCGGTGATGTTAACCCCGTTGTGGATGTTCATCAACTTGTAGTTGTAGTCGCCGCCAACCCCGCTGACACGGCGACTATTAAGGAAGCTCACTATCTCCGGATGCGAGATATCCAAGTACGCGGCGTACGATCCGCGACGCGTCTGCCCCTGCTTGAAAGCGGTGCAACTCGCGTCGTAGGTACGCAAATGAGGTATAATACCTACCGACTTCTCATCAGGTTGACGTATACCTATCCCCAAACCAATACCTCCTCCAATAACACTCAGTTCGCTAACCTCAGCCCAAGTGTCGATCAAACCACGCGTTGTATCGGGTAAGTAAGGTAGAAAACAAGCAATTGGTAGACCTTGTTTTGTTCTACCGAAGCTTAATTGTGGAGAACTAGGGCTGAGCCAAAGGTTTGAGATGTAGTTGTATAAGCGTTGGGCCATTTCTTCATCTCCTCCACAGAAGCTCGAAGCGATGTGTGCGAAACGTTGTTGGGGCGACGTTTCGTCTGGTCTCATGTAAGAGTCCCTGAGTCGGGTAAGGCTTAGGTCGTCTAAGAGTTGGTTCTTGGAGTTATCAATAGTTACTACATAAGTGCTCATGATTGGGTTTATTAGTTCTGAATTTCGCAAAATTATTCATTTTGCGAACTCGCATCGCATGTTTAATGGTCCCAAGACCATTAAACATTCAAGACCATTAAACATTGAAACCTACAGTCCAGTGGACCCCAATCCGTTCATACCGCGTACACGTGTAGGTTCTTGTTGGACAGTTTGCTGACCGTTTGGCCAACTGACGATAGTTGTGGGATACGCGCATGGTTGGATGATGAGTTGGGCTATTCTATGTTGCTGTTCTACGATGTACTCCACATCACTATGGTTGTATAAATTGATTACTACCTCGTTTTCGTAGTCCTCATCTATGGTGCCGGCACCGACTTCGAGACCGTGCTTGACCGACAAACCTGATCGGGATGCGATACGTCCATAGGTGTTGGGTGGGAGTGTAACGCGAACACCTGTTTTGATTTTGCGGTGTGACCTGGGAGGAATGATACATTGTTCAGATGCCTTGAGGTCGTACCCAGCTGAACGCTTTGTAGCTCTTTGAGGCATAGAAGCTGTGTCACTGAGTGCGAACTTTACCTGACCGTGACCGATCGGTTGGGGTTCGGATTGAGGCTGGGTGGGGTTTCGAAGGTTGTTGATGGCTTCGACAATTTTTATGCCAAAAACGACAAATATACATGCGAACACAAATTCTACAAACATCGTACTTTTACTTACTTTATTATTTATTTATTGACACTCATTTTCTTCCACAAAACGAACAATCAAACTACGAATTTTTCCTTTAATTTTAAAGATATCTTTTATCTCTTATTGCTCCCTAAAACAGTCGAGAACAGTCGAGAACAGTCGAGAACAGTCGAGAACAATCAAACAGTCGGATCGAACAGTCCGATCGAACAGTCGGACACCCCATCCTTATGGATCCGATGCACCCTTCGCCTTTATGTCGACCTAACCCGGCCTGGCCGCAAAAGTGCGAAGCGCAAGGGTTGCCGGACATCACAGTCTACTTTGAAATGCGCCTTGACGAGACTCCAATCGGCCCGGGTTGGTTTAAATAGTTTCAGAACGTCGAAAAGAATTGTATCCCGAAGATACGGCTTATTTGGATATACGTTGGCCATAAAACAGATGACATCTTCAATATCTAGCTGTCCATGGAAGAATTCAATTATTTCCTTCAACACTACATAATCACCCTTATATGAATCGGTCGTCACCTCCTGTGATACCCTCACCTCTGATAAGTCTAAATCGCCCTCCGAAGCCTTCTTCGGGATTTGGTGCGCGATGTTCGTGTACTTTTTAAAGTACGCGTTGTATATGTTTTCAATCACTGTTAGTTTTGTATTTTTTACCAAAATGTTTCTTTTACACCTATTGCTCATTTCTATTTTTATACTCTTTAAAAAATTAAAAGTGTCTACAACATTCAAAAATCGGGTAATGTAAATTATCTCGTCAAAAGTTAAACACTTCTCCATAATTCAAAGAGTTCTTTGAATTAACGTCCAAAAATCATTTTTCGATCTCCGTGCGGCTTGATTTAAAAGAAGATGACGTTTGAATTATGATTATCTCTCGCACATGCAAAAGAAGGGTAGTATTTGCCGTGGCAACTGTATTTCTGTCCACATTCGCAGGATGGTGGGAATCGAACGTTGCCGTATTCGAAGCAGTGATTTGTCAAGCACTGCTCTCTACATCGTTCTCCACGCAATCCAACTATGAAAGGTTGAGCTAACGCTTGAATACCCGGAATACGACAAACATTGGAAATGCGTAAACCACCAATGTTTCGGATAGGTTGTGCGTAATGCGGGTCGGGGCCTATTTTGCTTTTAATCTCGCGTTCGAATCCCTCCGGGATCCGCACGTTGAGAAGCGTCGGTGAGGCTAGTTGTTGACTGTTGAAGCTCATCTTTTATTAGCTGCCGGATTGCTTCCTTGGTCTAATTAGAAGTCTTTTGGTCTGTAAAGCCGAATGTTCCGCTTACGCTTCACACTTCTTCGAAGAATGTCGGTAATAATAAAATGCACAAATTTACATACGTTTTTTCAGAAAAAGCCGTCAAAAAGTACGTCGGAACCGACTCCGACTTAGACAAGTGGGAAACTTGCTATCTCTCTGACGACTACATGTACCTCGAATATATTGATGAAGGTGGCTACGGATCCATCCACGAAGTCATGGACCGCTTCACCGGACAAAGACTGGTACTCAAACACTCTTCCAAAAAAGACTTTCGAAAAGGACTCTCCAACATATCAACCGAAGCCGAGTTCATGATACTTGTTTGCAATAAACTAGGGGGATTAAAACTTTATAGATACTACGAGAACGATGACCATTACATACTTATCATGGACAACGGTGGCACGTCTTTAGAAAATATGTTTAGTCAACACCGTAAAAAGATTCACGACTTGTTGCGTTACGATGCTTACAAGACAAACTTTTTTTACAACACTTATTTACAACGCGTCAAAGAATGCGCTATTAACGTGTTCCAAAAAATCAAAGCTATCCACAACCTTGGCATACACCACAACGATCTCAAACCGGAAAACATACTAATCTCTTCGACGAATCGCCCGAAGAACTATACCGGATTGCGTTCACAATCCGGTACCGGCCTTATGGCCGGTAGTAACGAGAAACTTGAAAGTATCGTCATCATCGACTTCGGCGTCGCAAAATTGGTAGAACCCTCCTACAACACATTCAGAGGAACACTCGAATACATTCCATACGAATACGTGGCTACAGGGTCATATAAGCCGTGGGACCATTCAATTTGGTGTTTTGGGGTGATGTTACATTTTCTTACCCTTATGAAACACCCTTTTAGTAGAGAAGAAGAAGTCTTGGCGCATAAACTAGATTGGACATTGATCAATAAGTTACCTGACAGCTTCGCCAACCTTATTGTAGACTGTTTGAACAAAGATCCTAACAAACGACCTTTGAATAACATGCTCGAACGCTTACAAACCCTTTCTACTTCTGGTTGAAATAATTAATGCGATAAACTACCCTCGACCCCTCCGGGTTTTGAGGCTGTCGATCGGTATATACGTTCAATTTAATGAGATTGTCTCATTAAAAACTTGTCATTTTTTATTACAAATGATCGCGAGCATACTTGTTGAGACACACTCTAAATGACCGTTTTAGCACCGTCGCTCGAGCTTTACCCGTTTGCGACCAAAGGCAGCATGTATATCTATCCCATTCACACCTATTCTCACGAGCATACTTGAGACAGTCCAAATGACCTTGTTTAAATGACCTTGTTTAGCGGCTTCAGTACACGTCAATTCATCCCATTCACACCCATTCTATGTGCATACCTGAGACAGTCCAAATGACCTTGTTTAGCATTTTATTTATTAATTCTATCTATTTTTAATGCTCGTAAGAAAGAAGCATTAAAAATAATGTTGAGAAGCCTTCGAAAGTATGTATCAAAGAAGGTGTGTGTTGTTTTACTGGTATTTGTATTTTCCATACTTGTCGAATTTATTGGGAGCCCCGATGCTTTCGCGTAGTTTTCTTTCTTGTTCCAATCTGATTTGCTGGTTTTTGATTTTTTCGTCGGCAAACGTTTTTAGCGATTCAATCGAGTCGCAACAAGAACTGGGTACTGTCATACCTTGGATGGCTTTGGCCTTGTCAGGGTACATGTCACGGAATTTGGATTGCATCACAAAATCGTCTAAGCATCTACGAGCAGCGGGGTTCATCTTACCACTTTCTTTTTTAGTACTAGTGCATGAAAACATATTGTCAAAAAAACTTATTTCTGTGCAACAAGTAATCATTTTTCTTGATTTTCGAGCACTTTTTACAATCGCCACACTGTTTTAACCCTAATAATTAACAATATTATTTTAAACGGCTCCGGACCTTCTTCGGGATTTGGCGGAAACGGTCTTATTTATACTTTATCATTAAGATACTTTTGAGCAGAATAGATGTTGATGCCCAAAAACGCCATAAACATTAGTCCGAGTGGTACGTTGGAGTATACAAACTCTCTACTACCTTTGAAGAGTGGTGTGAGGACAAGTAATACCAAAAAGGCGATTACGAGGTAGTTTTTCTTCCAATCGAAACTAAACGGAACTGGCGTTGGTCCTGGGACCGGCCCCGGAACAGGCGTTGGTGGATCTGGCGTTGGGATTGGAGTGGGTTTAGGAGGGGTTGGGATTGGAGTGGGTTTAGGAGGGATTGGTGTTGGAGTAGGAGGAGTTGGTATTGGAGTGGGTATTGGAGTGGGTTTAGGAGGGATTGGTGTTGGAGTAGGAGGAGTTGGTATTGGAGTGGGTTTAGGAGGGGTTGGTGTTGGAGTAGGTGCGGGGGTTGGTTTGGGTTCTGGTTTAAAAACGCAGTTGACGTCATTTTTAATGTTGTCTATGGTAACATCTCGGTCTTTGGCGATGTTGTATATGATGTCGCAGAAATTGGACGGACATGCCGGATTCTCTACATCAGCTGTTTGCAAGTAGGATTGTGGATTTGCACATGGAGTGAACCAACAACCATCATTGATCACTTTTCCCACTTTAAGGCTCCTGTAAACGCCGTTTTGAGCCCTATTGACACATTTGCAATCGGGCGTGTTATTGATGGCGCAATAGTTCTGTACAACAGTATCTTGTACAGGTTTTGGTTGTTGGTTGAACCAACTGCGACATAATTCACCGTCTTTACCGGTGGATTTAAGGCGTGAGCACTTAGGCATCTTTTTACCAGTCTCTGGATCAATGATGCAAGTATCAGAGGATTGTTGGCAATAGTTGGCTACGATGTTGTTGTAATCACCAGAGGTGCCAAACTTTTGTTTAAAGTTGTCAATCTGGGGCAACGTGTTGATTTTGTCGACATCGTAGATACACTTCAGGTTGGGTCCCCTACCGTTCCATGTTACGCGCGACAACGGGTCTCTTTTGTGAGAGTCTGTACCAATGGTACATTCTTTGGCGTCTGGTTTCGCGCACTGGGCTTTGTTAGGACATGTAAAGCAACACGTCTCATGCCCGTATTCCCAATCAGACATGCCATCTGTGTTGCCGCAATGTCGCACTCCGGTGAATGCAGAACACGAGAAACAGTCGCAAGGTTGTCCGGTGTCGTAAGAAGTAGATGTCGATTTTTGTACAGTGAAACCGTTTACAATTGTCATTTATTATCTGCTTTAACCATTCACAACCGACTACGTTTTATATGCCTCACCTCTGGTCGCAAAGTCGCCGTCTCGTGCCAAATTCCGAACGCCTTCTTCAGGATTACCGATCGGCGCGACCGGCTTAGAAGATTCTGGTGAGGCTAAGCCGGTCGAAGGCCGTCGTAGCGGCCTTTGGGCCGCCGCCGGATCCGGTAAATTATCGTTGGAAAACATGGTTAATGTCAATCGACAAGTCTCTATTTGCAAGTCGTAGGATCCCTCTCTGGTTTGGTTCGGTTAAGCAACGTTGCAAATGTTGATTGTTGTGGAAGTCGTCGAAGGCGTCGTTGTTAACGAACAGTAGCACGGTGTCTTCTCCGCTTTCTTTGAAGACGATTGACAATCCGCCCACTTTCTGGATAACGCATGTTGCTTTGATGAGATCAACCATGTTTAGTGTGCTAGCCAGCTCTTGGTTTGGCACTACCAACACGATCGAGTCAACTTTTGTCGATTGTTTTAACAAGTTGCGCAGCAATGTAATGAGTTTATCTAACCAATCCGAAGTCCGGCTTACCGGATCTTGGATCCGGCGCCGATCGGTATTTTCAATGATTAAAACAACTCTAGAATTTAAAGTTCGTGGTTTGTTTCGATAATCATTGATTAGAAATTCTTCTTCAATTGTCGCTCGCACACCTAACCCGGCCTGGCCGGTTCCGGGTGAATTTTTGAGTTGGTTGGTAAACATTTTATTAACTGACAACACGGTCGGAATGGTGTAGTTAGATAATCTACACCAGTATGCGTGACAAAGTCGAATAAATAAATGATGATGGTTTCGGTTTTCTACAGTAATTATTCTGGAAACAGCAAAGCTCTTCTACAACGTATTGACAACAGATTCGCCGACGGCGAGCTCATGCCCTTCTCTGTCAAGTATGTAAACGTGGATAATGCGCAGATGTTGAATACGGTTTCAAAAAAAATTGATGTTGTCCCATCAATAGTAGTTTTGGAAAATGACCAAATTTCACTTTACTCTGGTGAAAACGCCTTCGAATGGTTTAATCTTCACACATCGGGTTTAGCTAAGCCGGATCCGGTCAGGGATCTTCGAAGCACCACCCCAAATCCCGAAGAAGGGATTTGGCGCGAGACGGCACAGCCGTCGAGCACCGTCGCTCGAGCTTTACCCGTAAAGCTTGCGACCAAAGGGAGCAATCCAGTACACCGGCCGAAGGCCGGTTTAGACTCGCCAAAGGCGAGTGTATTGACGAGTGTACCAAGACAAAACTCTTCGTCTGAAGAAGAGGACATAAAGCTCAAAGTTCAAGAAGATGGGTCGAAAAAAACGATCTTAGAGAAAGCGGCCGAACTTTCTCAAGCCAGAGACATAGATGAAGAAACGCGTTTCAACCGAGCAAGTCTCTCATCCGGGCACCAGAAAAAATGAAATTTTCTCTGATCTCAATCAGTAAATAAAAACAATGGTTAAAACACTCTTCATCGGAGATCCTCATTTCAAAATAAAAAATGTTGAGTACATTCCATTATTCGTAGCTAAGATCCTTAGCATCGTAGATAAACACTCTGATCTGGATTTTGTGGTGGTGGCGGGCGATTTGCTGGATAATCACGATCGAGTTGATGTAGAGCCGTACAACTTGGCTTTGGACTTTATAAATGCTCTTAGACGGCGTTTAAAGACATTTGTTCTAGTTGGAAACCACGACTATAAAAATAATCAACAATTTCTCACTGACCATCATTGGATGAATGCATTGAAGTGGTGGGACAACGTGTTCGTGGTGGATGACGTGTACGAGAGTGTTTTGGGCGGTGCTGATTTTTTGTTCGTTCCGTACACTCCTCCCGGCAGATTCGTTGAAGCCATCTGCACAAAGTTTGTCAAAGGCGAGTTCACAAGATTCAGCGCAGTGTTTGCACACCAGGAATTTCGCGGGTGTAAAATGGGACCAATCGAAAGCAAAATCGGAGACGAATGGGATCTTGACTGGCCATTGGTCATCAGCGGCCATGTGCACAATAAACAGTGGAGTCAGGAAAATGTATACTATCCGGGATCCGCAATGCAGCATGCTTTCGGACAATCTGTCGATAATACAGTTTCTATCATCGAATGGGTAAAGGGTGATACCGGCCTTATGGCCGGCGCCGGATTGCGTTCGCAATCCGGTAGTGGTCAGTGTCGAATAGAGTACGATGAAATTGATCTTAAGATGCCAAGGTTGGTTATAAAATATTTATCTGTAAAGGATGTAGAAAGAAAGTCGGTAAAGTACAAACAAAGCGATTCGAAAAAGTACAAGTTGGTGTTAAAAGGGGCGCCTGAAGAGTTTCAAGCATTCAAAAAGAGCCTTTGTTACAAGGAACTCGTAGAAGATGGAGTGAAAGTTGTGTTTAAAATGGATTCTAAAGCACTTATCGATCCGGTAGTGGGTGTTGAAGCGGTGATACAGAAGAAATTCTTAGACATACTTGATGAAAAAATACGAACTGAACACGACAATGAACTACATCTAGTTTATAGATCGTTAGTCCCAACTATCTTGTAGCGGCCCAAAGGCCGCCGACGGATGCGTTAATCCGGTACATCGCCCGGAGGTCCATATGACACCGTTTAATGGTTGTTCAACCATTAAACAGTAAACAACAGACTATTTTTAAATAAGGTTGTATGAAGCATGTTAGTGTAGACAATAAATGTCAAACTTTAAATTAGATAACCCTATTACCCAAGTGATAGGTGGAGCACCGGGCATACTTCCCGGAAGCGTCATTCAGCCGGGCACTATAACTAACACTCAACTATCCCTCGGGTCCGCCGCTGACAACATCAATGCGGGGCCGGGCTTGATCAACTCTTCGCAGATCGTAGGTGGTCCATTTCTTTCTTTAAACGGAGGTGTTATGAACGGGCCTATTACACAACCCATAGCTCCATCTAACGCCACCGATGTTGTCAACAAAGTTTATGTAGACGCTCAAATAGGAGGAGGTGTTCCGGATGCAACAACAATGTCAAAAGGTAAGATTCAACTTGCTGGAGACTTGGGTGGGTTTGGAACTTCTGCCGCATCGCCAATTATATCAAACCTCGCCGTCACCAACGCCAAACTCGCCAACATGAGCAATTTTGGTATGTTAAAAGGATCTAGTTCTTCCACAGTCGACACGGTTGATATTTCTCTTGGTTCAGGACTAAACATAAGCAACGATGTATTGTCGGTTGATCCTAGTACGATCCCTCATGCCGGATCATCTCAATTTGGAACGGTTCAGTTTGATGCAAGTGGAGGAGACTTGACAGAGAGCTTTTCGAACTCGGGAATTGCACTCGTCAGACCCAACGCCATCACCAATGCCAAGCTTGCTGACCTCGGAGCCGTCAGCCAACTAAAGGGATCGTCATCGACATCGGCTGCCGCTACTGACATCTCTTTGGGATCCGGACTCGGAATAAGCGGTAGCACTCTTGATGTCAACACAGGTGCTCTCTCGAGCACGTTCTTGCCACTTGCCGGAGGTACGATGAGCGGCGCTATC